TGGAGGCCGAACTCACCGACAACTCGGGCGGTTCCGCCGACGACACCATCGCGGCCGTCAGCGGGTCCGGCGACGACGCCACCATCAACGCCAACTTCGCCGATCTGGCGGCCAAGGTGAACTACCTCATTCGCGCCAAGGGAAGCTGATCCCGCAGCGCTAACCGGTAACGACCAAACGGGAACGGGGAGACCGAATCATGGGTGTCTACAATCTGACGAAGCGAGGGATCATCGGCGAGTTCTACGCCACCCTCCAGCAGGACATCGGCCGCCGCTGGGTGGACCCGCTGTCCATGCTCATGCAGTCGGACCAGGAGTCCGAGACCTACGCCTGGCTGGGCCAGACCCCGCAGATGCGGGAGTGGATCGGCGAGCGCCAAGCCAAGGGGCTTGGGGAATTCACCTACAGCATCACCAACAAGGAATACGAGGCCACCCTCGAGATCCTGCGGTCCGAAGTGCGCCGGGATAAGTCCGGCCAGGTGATGCTGCGGGTGCGCGAGCTCGCCCGCCGGGCGAACGGCCACTGGGCCAAGATCCTCACCGACCTGATCGAGAACGGGGAGTCCACCGTCTGCTACGACGGCCAATACTTCTTCGATACCGATCACGAGGAGGGCGACTCCGGGACCCAGGACAACGACATCACCACCGACATCTCCGCGCTGCCGACCAGTCAGCACGGCAGCACTACCGCGCCGTCGGCGGAGGAGATGGCCCTGGCGATTCTGAACTCCATCAAGCAGATCATGGGCTTCGTGGATGACCAGGGCGAGCCCATGAACGAGATGGAGAACAACTTCATCGTCATGGTGCCGACGGGGCTGTCGGACGCCACCTGGGCGGCCGTGGGGAACCAGGCTTTTGCGGATGGGGCCACCAACACCATCCAGACGGCCGACTTCAACGTGCAGCCCGTGGTGAACGCCCGTCTGTCCTGGACCGACAAGTTCGCGGTCTTCGCCACCGGCGGCGAGGTCAAACCGCTGATCCGGCAGGAGGAGGTCCCCGTGGAGTTCGACGGCGAGGATCTGACCTTCCGCCAGAACAAGTACCTGTACGGCACCTACGCGGTGCGCAACGTGGGCTACGGCTTCTGGCAGAAAGCCTGCCTGAACCAGCTGGTGTAAGCCCCGGCTGATAGGTAGCAGCAGCGAGCAAAGGGCGCCCCTGCAGAGGGGCGCCTTTTTTATGAATCAGCGAGGAGGCAGTCATGCCCCTGACCGAATACCACGTCACCGGCCCGGGGCCGGTGAATGTTCTGAGCGGCCAGGTCCGCCTGACCGCCGGCCAGGCCATCCGGCGCGAGCATGCGCTGCGGCCTGTGGATAACGCGCCCATGGGGGCCGCCTTGCGCGCCCTCCAGCGTGACCGGGAGGTCGGCGTCTACGAGGCGGTCAAACCGCTGCAGTTTAAGCCGGGCGAGACGTTCGCCTGGGACGGCATTCCGCCAAAGGAACGCGCCGCCGCGGTGGTAGAAATCGGCGAGGACGGCGAGGCCAAGCCGGTCTATTCGGAGGCTGGCGCCAAGGCTGGTCAGGAACCCGCCGAGGATGAGACCAAGCTGCAGAAGCAGGTCGAGGCCCTGGGCGTGGAGTACCAGGTCAAGCCCATTCGAGAAACCCTGGACGAGCTGGAGGTGGAATACCCCGGGAACGCCAAGAAGGCCGAGCTTGGCCGGATCCTGGTTCAGAACGTCGAGCCGGACAGCGGCGGTGAAGGCGCCGGCGAATGACCCTCAAGGACGACATGGCCAACGACCGGGCCGTTTTCCTGGACTCGGACGAGTTCGCGGATGCGGCCACCTACACCCCCAACGGCGGCATCAGCACCACGGTCAACGTTCTGGTCGACAAGGAGCCCCAGGTGGCCGAGGGCCAGATCTGGGCGGTCCAGGCCGGGACTGTGCAGCTGACCGCCGACAGCGCCGACGTGCCCAACCTCGGACCCGGCGACACCTTCGAGATCGGCAGCACCACCTACCTCGTCAATGGCGAGCCGCCCAAGGCGGACGAGGGTGGCCTGGTGCGGTTCCTGGTGCAGGAGCAATAGGTGGCTGACCACCTCCGCAAGCAGATTCGCGACGACGTGGTGGCCACCCTCACCGGCCTGGCCACCACCGGCTCCAACGTGGTCCGGGCCCCGTTCTACCCGGTGGGGTCGGGGTCGCTCCCAGGCCTGGCCGTGCGCTCCGGGGCGGAAGAGGCCGGCGATGGCGCCCCGGTTGGCTTCGTCAACCGGACCTATCAGGTGGTGGTCGAGGCCGCTATCCAGGCGACGCAGGACCTGGATGATCAGCTCGACGCCATCCTCGCCGAGGTGGAGCCGGCTTTGCGGGCGGACGTTTCCCGCGGCGGTCTCGCCATCGACACGATCTATGAAGGCACCGGCCAGCCCGAGTACGACGAAGGGCAGGGCCAGCCTGTCGCCTTCGTCGCCATCACCTACCAGGTGCTGTACCGCACCCTTGACGACGACCCGACCCAGCAATAGGAGCCCGCCATGGCCAACACCGGCGGCAGTTACCGACGGGAGAAATCCGGCCGGAAGGCCCGGCTCGTCTCCCGCACCCACGACCCGCGCCAGCCGGTGCCCGGGCAGGCCGCCGAGGCCGCCCCGGAGCCGGCGCCCGAACCCGAGCCCCAGCCCGAACCGGAGGCCACGGCCTCCGAGAACCCTAAGGAGGAATAGGCCATGGCCCTTCTCGCCCGCAAGATGGTGATCCTGGGGATCATCGAGACCACCTACGGGACCGATGCCTCCCCGACCGGGAGCGCCAACGCGATCCTGGTCCGTAACCCCGACCTGACCCCCCTGAATGCCCAGACCACCGAGCGCGGCACCGTCCGCCCGACCCTCGGACGTGAGCTGCAGGTGCACTATGGCGAGCACGTCCAGCTCCAGTTCGAGGTGGAGCTGGCCGGCGGTGGCGCTGCGGATACGGCGCCCGGCTGGGGCGAGCTGATGAAGGCCTGCGGCTTTGCCGAGACCGTCAACTCCGGCACCTCGGTAGAGTACGACCCCGTCAGTTCGGGCTTCGAGGCCATGACCCTCTACTTCTTCATGGATGGCCAGAAGCACGCCATGACCGGCGCCCGGGGCTCAGTCAGCCTGAGCGTCAACCCGGACAACGGCTTCCCGGCGCTGACGTTCAGCTTTACCGGGCTGTGGGTGGATCCGAGCAGCACCTCGAACCCGGACCCGGACTACAGCAGTTTCCAGATGCCGAAGGTGGTGTCCAACGCCAACACGCCCACCTTCACGCTGCACGGCAACGCCCACGAAATGCTCAACCTGTCCCTGGACATGAGCAATGAGGTGACCTACCGCAACGTAGTGGGCGACGAGTCCGTGGAGATTATCGACCGGGCCCCCGGCGGCAGCCTCACCATCCAGGCCCCGCCCATCAGCTCCGTGGACTACTTCACCAAGGCCAAGGACAACACCCTGGGCGAGCTGAGCCTCACCCACGGCAATACCGCCGGCAACATCGTGGAGATCTCCACCCCGGCCAGCACCGGCAGCGGCGGCGTCCAGCCGCTCAACCCCAGCTACGGGGAGAGAGACGGCATCGCCACCATCGAGATGGACCTGGCCCTGGTGCCGAGCGACACCGGCGACGACGAAATCAAGATCACAACCAAGTAAGGACCGACCATGGCTTTCAAGCTCGACCAATCCGAGACCTTCGAGTGGCCGGTTAAAGTGGACATGCCCGCCGGCGGCAGCCACACCCAGCACAAGTTCACCGCGCACTTCCGGCGCCTGACCCAGGACCAGATCAATGAGATGTCCCGCCAGGACGACGGCGACTTCCTGCGGGAGGTGCTGTCCGGCTGGAAGGGCGTCGTGGACGACGACGAGAAGGAGGTGCCGTTCTCCGAGGACGCCCGGGACCGCATGCTCCAGATCCCCGAGGCCCGCATCGGCCTCATGTCCGCCTACTTCGAGGCCATCGGCGGGCGCCACGGCAAGCGGGGAAACTGAGGGAAGCCGCCCGCCACTGGGCGGGCGGCACCGCACAGCCCGACCCCGGCGGGGACGAGGTCCGCGACCAGCTGGAAGCGCTGGGGGCCCCCGCCGAGGTCTTCGAGGCCCTGGACGAGCGCGAGGCCGAGGCCGAGCAGCAGGCCGCCGACGATGCCTTCCCCGTCCTGCCCGAGAACTGGGACACGCTCCAGCTCTTCCTCGCGGTGCAGACCCAGTGGCGACCGGCGCCCATGGGCGGCCTCATCGGCCTCGACTACCCGGGCGTGGACATCGCCATGTGCCGCGGCGGCTGGGACAGCCGCGACGACGTGGCGGATCTGTGGTGGGGGCTCCAGGTCATGGAGCGGGCTGCCCTTGAGGCCATGGCGGAAAAGCAGGGCTAAAGGGTACGATCTCGGTATGGTCCACGTTGGGGGTGCATTTGATGGGATCGGATGCCACTGCTTTCTTCTGGGTCGTCCTCGCGCTGGCCGTGTACATGGCACCGGCCTTCGTGGCCGGATTCCGCAACCACCCCAACACGGCCGCCATCACCGTGCTCGACCTGCTTCTCGGGTGGACCTTCCTGGGATGGGTCGTCGCCCTGGTGTGGTCGCTGACCGCGAATACGGAGGGTGAGCCCGGATAAGGCCGCCCTCAGTCGCTTACCCAGCCCCGGCTCCGGCCGGGGCTTTTTTGTGGAGCGCGGAATGGCCTTCAATCTGCCCAAAGCGGAATTCCAGATTTCGGCCCAGGACAACACGCAAAAGGCGTTCCGCCGTGTCCGTTCCGGCCTGAGCGATCTATCCCATAACGCCCAGCGGTCGGCCCGGATCATTGGCGGGGTGACCGCCGCCGCCACCGCCGCCGGCGGTGCCGTGGCCTACTTCGCGGACCGGTCGCTGGACACCACCCAGCAGCTCGCCAACCTCTCGAAACAGACCGGATTCACCACCCAGCGCATCCAAGAGCTGCGCTTCGCTGGCGAGGCCTTGGGGGTCCAGGCCGAGACCGTTGACGACGCCCTGGCCGAACTGAGCCAGCGCATGGGCGAGGCCGCGAAAGACGGCGGCGAAATGGCCGAAGGGTTCAAACAGGCCGGCATCGAGGTGGACGGCCTGCTCAAGCGCAAGCCGGCCTCGGTCTTCCGCGAGCTGACCGAGGCCATTACTAGCGCGAAGAGCGAGTCAGAGGCGGCGGCCATCGCCACCAAGACCCTGGGCGAGGAAGCGGGGCGGCGGATGCTTCCCGTCCTCTTGGAGGGGACGACCCGGCTTAACAGCCTGGCCCAGGAAGCCCGCAATCTCGGCCTGGTGCTCGATGAGGACACGGTGGCCGGGGCCAACCGGGCCGCCCAGGAGCTAGACAAGCTCAAGCAGGTGGTCACCCTCCAGGTCTCCAAAGCCTTTGCCGAGCTCGCCCCGCAGATCACGGAGTTCACATCGCAGCTTGCCGAGAATCCACAAATGGTGCGAGGTTTCGCCGAGGACGTGCAGACCCTGGCCCAGGCCGCTATCAACGCCGGCAAGGGGTTTGCTTTCCTGGCTGAAAATGTGGAAGGGGGGCTGCGTGCAATCGGCGTCGTGGAGACCGACGAGTTCTCCAAGCTGACCAACGAGATGGACAAGTTGCGGTCGGTTCAGCGGGGCTTCCTAGAGGATCTGAAGGATGCGCCGAAGGAGGGGTCGTTCGCCAGCATTTTCTTTGCCAGCGAATCGGATCTTAAGGCTGACATTAACGCTATCAACGAGGAACTGGTTCGCCTCCAGGAACAGCGGCAAAAGCTCCTTGAGGGCGAGGCCGGCGGAGGTGTTGATGCGCCCGTTTTGCAGGAGCTAGACAACGCGGGCGAAAAAGCCGAATCGGCTGCCGAGGGGGTAGAGGCATTCACCGGCTCGGTGAAGAAGGCCAAGGGCCCCCTCAAACAGGCCTTCGCCGATACCAAGGCCTACCGCGAGGAACTGGAGCGCGTCCTCGAGGCCACCGATCCCGCCCTACAGGCCCAGCGCGCACTGACCAAGCAGACCAACATCCTCGCCACCGCCTTCGCCGAGGGCGACATCTCAATCGAGCGGTACGAGAAGGCCTTGGCCGGGGCCGCCGGGGTGAGCTACGAGGCGAAGGAGGGCGCCGAGGAAGCCACTCAGGCCACCCGTGACCTCGGCCAGCAACAGTCCCAGGTCGCCCAGATCTACGAGGACACCGCCACCAGCATCCGCGACTCCTTCCGCGACACCTTCCGCGACGTCTTCGACGAGGGTGTGGACGGCTTCAAGGGCTTCGCGGATCGCATGGAGGACGTCTTCAAAGACATGCTGGCCGACATGGCGACGATGGCCATCGCCCGCCCGGTCATCGTGCCGGTGACCACCGCTGTGGGTGGCGCGATGGGCGTGCCCGGTTCCGCTCAGGCCGGCGTGGCTCAGCAGCTCGGCGGGTCCGCGTTCTCGCCCGGCTTCGGCGGCAGCACGGCGCTGTCCTACGGCAACCAGGCCCTGACTTTCGCCGGAGGGTCCGCCTCTACCGGGCAGGCGTCCATGCTCGCCAGCCAGACGAGCGGGTTTGGGTCGTTCGGGACTCAGGCTACCCAGGGGGCGCTCGGCCCCGGATCGGGGGCAGGGATTGGCCCCTACGGGGCGACCGCCGGGGGCCTGTTGCTGGCCGGCGGGGCGGGATATTTCGGCGGCCGGGCGCTGTATGGCTCACGGTCGGGCGGATACGGCGCCGCCGCTGGTGCGACCCTTGGCATGGCCGTCGGCGGCCCGGTCGGCGCTGCGGTCGGCGGCTTAGCTGGTGGTGCAATCGGTGATGACCTCTTCGGATCGGATTCCGACCCGCGCGGCACGCTTGGGCAGAGCGGTGCCACCGGCGTCCTGCGCACCGGCCAAACGGGCACCTATCAGGTCGACAAAGGCTTCGGACGTGGCGACGAGGTCACCACCCCATTCGCCGAACGTCTTGGCTTTATCGGGGCGGCCAGCAACGACCTGTCCGATGTCAACCGCGACAAGATCAACCAGTACCTCAATGCCCTCAAAAGCATCGACGAAGGCCTGTCCCAGTTCCTCGACGATTCGGAGGTTGGCCGCGTCTCACAGGAGCTTAAGGAATGGCGTGCCGAAAGCGGCAGCGGCCCGGGTGGATTCGCCGGCCAGGGTGTCGAGCGGCTGCGCACCATCGTGGATACGGTGGATAGCCAGTACACCCGGCTCCTCGACAGCACCGAATCCTACGGCAACGACCTGAAGGCCGCGGCCGCGGACGCCGAGCAAGCACTGAAGCTGCGGAGCCTCATCGAATCCGGCCGCGGCTTCGCCGACCTCTTGAGCCGGCAGATCGTTGGCGAGGGGGTGGGAGATTTCCTGGGCGACACCCGCATGGTGGACCAGGCCGCGATCCAGATCGTGGAGCAGTACAACCGCGAGAACGAGACCCTCGTCCAGACCTACCAGCGCCTCTCCAACGCCACCGAACAAATTGCCCTTGCCGCCAAGCAGGCCGGCGGCGAGCTCCAGGTTGCCGGTGGTGAGCTGGTTAAGTTCGCGGGCGACGTGGCGGAAGAACTGGGTGGCAATCAAGCACTCAATCGCGGGCTCAACACCTTCTTCGGCGAGTTCTTCAGCGAGCAAGAACGCCTTGAGTTCCAGCAGCGGCAGGCCCGGCAGACCTTACAGGACCGTCTCGGGGACATCAGCGGCGTCTCGGGGCGCGGCGGTATCCGCGATGCGCTCACCACCGCCCTCGAAACCGGCGGCAACCCCGAGCGCACGGCCAATCTGATCCGGGCCGCCGAGGCAACCGCACAGCTGAGTCAGATCGAAGACCAGCTGGCGCAGGTGCGCCAGGACGGAACCGAGGAGGCCAGGCAGGCCGAGCGGGCCGCCGTGGACCAGGAGCACGTCCAGCAGCTCATCCGCGACGCCCAGCGCAGCGCCGCCGCCGAGCGGCTGGCCCAGCTCGAGGACGAGCAAGACCGGGTGGCCCGCCTGCGCGACGAATGGCGGAGCCTCGGTACCCGCCTGGGCCGCGCCCGGCAGGACCTGCTCACCGACGACAAGCTGTCCCCCCTGACCCCCACCGAGCAGCTAACCGAGGCCGAGCGCCAGTTCAACCAGGTCCGCCAACGGGCCCGGCTCGGTGACCAGGAGGCCATGCAGCGGTTGCCCGACGTGGCCCGCGACTTCCTGGAATCCTCCCGGGCCGTGCATGCCTCCAGCGAGGCATTCAGTAAGGACTTCAGCGCAGTGCAGCAGGCCCTGGAATCCAGCGAGTCGGTGGCCGAGCGCCAGGCCCGACTCCAGTCCGACCAGCTGGCCCAGCTGAAGCGCCAGACCGATCTGGCCGAGCAGACCCTGGCCGAGCTGGGCGCTAGCGGCGGCGGAGGCGGTGACCAGGACTACGGGGCCAACGCTCGGCTCAATCGTCAGCTCGCGGCCGTCACCGGCTACGGGGGCGACTTCGGTGGCGGCCGTTTCAACGCCTTCCTGCGGGGCGCCGACCTATCCGCTGATCAACAGGCCGCGGTCAAAGATCTGGAGCGGGAGCACCTGGGCAAGGTCGTCGGCGCGGCCCGGGGCTTCGCCTCCGGCCTGCCCCACGTGCCCTACGACGAATACCCGGCGCGGCTCCACGAAGGCGAGGCGGTCATCGACGCCCGTACCCTGCAAGGCATGCGGCGCTACGGCATCCCCGCCGGCGGCGATCGCGGCCTGGTGCGTGAGCTGCAGCGTCTGCGGGCCGAGGTTGCCAGCCTGCGCCAGGACCAGGCCCAGCACCACGGTGAGGCCCAGGCCCAGCGCGCAGCGGCGGCCGAGCATCAGGCCCAGGCCGTCGAGCAGGCCGCCGAGCGCCAGGCGACCGACGTGGCCACGACGGGGGTGGCGTAATGGCCGTCACGGACGCCGAATACCGCCGCTGGCTCACCGACGACAACCGCCGGCGGGCGGTACTGCTGGAGGCCGAGTACCACGACGGCGCCAGCGCCGGCACTGCCTACCTGGCCAACGTCGCCTACATCTCCGGGCAGGCCCAGACCCCGGCCGCCCAGCCCTACGACGACCTGCTCATCGAGGTGCCCGAGATCCGCAGCCGGATCGACGGCGAGCTGGCCATCGGCCGTTTCGAGCTGCACAACGACGGCAGTCTGGATGCCTGGCTGGAGCGCGCCTGGGAGGGTTGGCCCATGCGCGCCTACATCGGCGATCCGGCCTGGGCGCGCTCCGACTTCCGCCTCGTGCTGTCCGGCACCTGCGGCGGCATCGAGGCCCCCCGCCCGGAGCGCCTGGCCCTGACCTGGCGCGACCGCCGGCGCGAGCTGGAGGTGCCCGCCCAGACCACGCGCACCGCCGCGGGGGATCTGGTACCACTGGCCCTGGGGCAGGTGTTCAACGCCGAGCCGGTCCTGACCGACAGTGCCAATCTGGACTACCGCTTCCACGAGGACGGCGCGGCCAGCGTCGATGCCGTTCGGGACAACGGCGTGGGGGTGGCCTATACGGACAACGGCGACGGCTCCCAGACCCTGAGCAACAACCCCGCCGGGCGCATCACCCTCGATGCCACCGGCGCCACCGACGCCACGCCATCCGGCCTCATCACCTGGCTGGCCCAGCGCGCCGGATTGGGGGCGGGGGAGATCGGCGACCTGTCGCACCTGCCTACCTGGCCGATGGGCCTGTACGTGGCTAGCGAGCGCACCATCGCCGAGCTGCTCACCGAGGTCTGCCGCAGCCTGGGCGCGGTGTGGCGTTTCGACCGCCTGGGCGTGCTGCAGGTCTACCGCCTGGACCTGCCGGCCACTTCAGAGATCACCCTGGACGCCGACGACGTTGCCCGCCGAGGCCTGCGCGTGGTGCGCACCGAGGCCCCGCGCAGCGAGATCGTCCTCGGCTACGCCCCCAACTGGGCGGTGCAGGACCCCGGCAGCCAGGCCGCCTCCGTGCCGGTGGCCGACCAGCGTCGCTACGCCACCGCCTATGAGACCGTCACCGCGGCGAATGCCATCGCCACCCAGTGGCCCGCCGCCCAGGCCGCCGAGCGGGTGGACACCCTGCTGGTCAACCAGGCCGATGCCCAGGCCGAGGCCGACCGCCGCGCCGCCCTGCGGGCGGACAAGCGCCGGGTTTACAGCGTGGCCGGCTTCACCGCCCCCTTCGCCGTCGGCATCGGCGACACCTTGACCCTCGACCACCCCCGCTACGGCTGGGACGGGGGCGTTGATGGCGTCGTAGTCGGTCTGCGCGAGCACCTCACCCGTGCCAAGGCGACCCTGGAGGTATGGCGGTGAGCGCCAATATTCGGATCATCCACGACAACGCCGGCGACGACGCCACCCTGAGCGCCGACGCCGAGGTGGCCACCCTGCCGGTGACCCACCTCCAGGACCCCACCCGCGCCCGCGTGTGGCAGACCCCAGACGGCACCACCGCCGCCACCATCAGCGGCGACCTGCCCGAGCTGACCGTCCTGTCGGCGCTGGCCCTGTGGCGGCACAACTTTTCCAGCCAGGCCACCTGGCGGCTGCGAGTGTGGGACGGCGCCGGCCAATCCGGCACCCAGCTCTACGACTCCGGCACTGTCGACGCCCTGCCCCCGGTCGCCCTCGGCGACATGGAGTGGGGCGTGACGCCCCTCGGCGCCAGCGCCTTCGCCGGTTGGGCCCTGGCCTACTCGGTGTTGTGGTTCGCCCCGGTGACCGGCCGGTCCTTCCAGTTGGACTTGGACGACCCCGGGTCCTCCGACGGCTACCTGGAGGCCAGTCGCCTCTTCCTGGGCCGCTACCTGCAGCCCTCGGTAAACCTCTCCTGGGGCCACGGTCTCCTCTGGGACGAGGACACTCGCCAGGAGCGCACCGACGGCGGAACGCTGCGCTCCGAGGCCGGCATCGTCTACCGGCGCCTGACCATCGCCCTCGAGGCCCTGCAGGGCCAGGACCGCTCCAAATTCCAGGACCTGCAGCGCACGGTCGGGCTGCGCCGGGATCTGTTCGTCTCCGTCTACCCGGAGCGCGGCGGCACGCTGGAGCGCGACTACGGGTTCGCCGCCAAGATCGAAACGCCCGACCCAATGAAGCGGCCCAATCCGGCCTACTACCGGACCGGCCTGACACTCGTGGAGGCCTAGATGGCGGACTGGAGCGACCTGACATTCGCCCCCCTGACCACCGATTACATCGCTCACCTGCGCGCGTTACGGGACCGCAGCGAGGCCGTGGCGACAGACCTGGAATCGGTCCAGGAGGGGAAATTTTTCCGGGCCACCTCCACCAGCCAGGTGATCATCGCCACCGGCAGCCACACGCTTGCCCTGGCTGAATCCGACCGGGCTTTCGGGGTGGGTAGCCGGGTGCGGATCGCGGACGCGGCCAATCCTGGTAGCCAGTACATGATCGGCACCGTCACCGCCTACGCCGATCCGGATCTCACGGTGGACGTGGACACGGTCGCCGGTGGCGGCGCCACGGTCAGCGATTGGTCGGTCACCCTCGCCACCCTGGCCCCCGAAGCCACCGCCCTGGACCCGGGCACCGCCACCGCCGACCAGGCCCTGGCCGTGAGCGGCGATGGCGCCTCCGTTGAGGGTCGGGATGTCCTCTTCGGGGTGGCCGATGACCCCAGCCCCCAGCTCGGCGGCGCCCTCAATGGCCAGGGGGAGGAGATCACGGACACCATCCACCGCGGCCACCGGGAGGCAGTACGCGATCACGGTGTGATCGACGCTGCCGACACCGACGCTGTGGCTACCTCCCAAACGGTCGGCAGTGGGGGCGGCGATTTGGTATTGGATGGGGTCAAGGTCAGCAACGGCGCGGCCTCTTTCAGCTCGCCCCGCCAGATCACCGTCACCTCCGCCAATGATCTGAGCGGGGTAACGGTAACGATCGGCGGCACCGCGCCGGATGGTAGCCAGCAATCCAAAAGCCTCGCCGGCCCCAATGCCGGAACCGTCGCCACCACCGCCTATTTCGGCAGCGTGGATACCGTGTCTGTGGATGCCGCCGCCAGCGGGATCGAAGTGGGCCAGGGCGATGCATCCCTCCTGATCGACTGGGGCTACGGCGTCCAGGTGCTTGCGGTTGGGGCAGCGATCACCGCGATCTTCACGGTTGGGAGTTCCGGCTCTGCCAACTGGTCCACCGTGCTGCGGCTCACCAACGGGGCAAGCTACGGCTGGCCATCCAGTCCGAGCGGCATCTACACGCCGGGTGGGGACGCGCTGGCCGATCTGGTCACGAGTACGGCGGCGAGTGATGAGGATGAATGGATCATTCAAACGCCCGACGCAGGCACAACAGTCTTTATCGCGTCCGGGCCTCAAGAATATCAGGCGGCAAGCTAATGTTTACCGCAAGTAAATTGCTTAGTCATCCGGCTGGTGCTGTTTCGTCTTGGCAAATTTCGTCGCTGACTAATGTTGACTCTTACGATATTTCGGGTGATGTATCAAATCCAATTCGGGGTATTTGTTCGATTGACGGTATTCAGGTACTGGTTGTAACTGATGCTCAAGAGGTCAAAGAGTATACGCTGAGTAGTGCTTGGGACTTGTCCGGTGGTGTTTCTGGACCAACCGTACACGATTTTTCATCAACACTAACGGATGGATGTAAAGGGATTTTCCTTAGTGGTGACGGACAGCATCTTTACTTAACCCAGGGCGATGCTGGCGGAAATAACGTCACTAGGCATTACGCCCTATCAACGTCCCAGGATATTTCCTCGGCAACGTTGAGCGAATCGCTCACAGATTCTAGCGATTATACCTTAGGGTCGGCTTATGTTGATGATACTGGCCATCACCTGTTTGTCCCAACTGATGATTCCAACCTTATAAAGGAATATAGTCTTTCAACCGCCTATGATTTGAGTTCGGCCACACTAGACAATTCGTTAGATACATCTGGGGACGGCTCTAACACAAGAGGTATGCAGGTTGATCCGTCTGGCACATATCTGTATTACAACAATTACGGAACCATTTACGAATATACTATGTCAACTCCATTGGACACGACGACTGCCACCCAGACTAATTCGTTTACTCCTACTATAAGT